AATGGAAAACTATCAAAATTACAGGAGTATAGACTTAAAGAACTTAGAAAGCATGGATGTAGAACCGAGGTTTACAACGGAGTCGGGACTTGATGTAGGAGATGATTTTTTAGATACCCTTCAAAGTTTAGAGATAAGGGTAGGAATAAAGATTGCTAAGTTTATAGCAGAGCACGTTAAAAAAATTGAACCTAACGAATTAGTTTCTACAGTTATCGGAGGTTTAGTTATGGATAACAATAACGAACCTATAACCTTTGCATTAGAAATAATAAAATCAAAAGACTTCAATGTAATGCTATCAGATTTAGAGCTGGTAGATATGGATGAATACTTAGACTTAATCAACTTAAATAAAAAAACAAATGGACTCAATAAAGGTAAGGACAATTAAATATATTGTCGGTAAAAAATTAAACTTAGATTTAAATAAGACAAGTCGTAAGTTTGAATATGTAAAGGCACGAATGATGTGCTATAAAATTTTAAGAGAGCAGTGTAACTTCTCCTTAGCAGACATAGGAAGATACTTTAAAAAAAATCACGCTACCGTTTTACATTCTTTAAAAGAATTTGAGGCAGTGTGTATCTACGATAAAAAATTTAAGGAAGACTATAAGGCGGTAGAGGAAATGTGGTGTGATCCAGATCGTGAAGAAACTGGAGGAATAAGCACTGTATTTAAGTTAGATATTAACGATGCTTTAAAAAAATTAAACATGGAATGTGCTTATTTATCTAATGCTGTAGAGAGAATGATGCATAATGTAAATGAACTTCATAAAGAAATTTCTGAAAAATATTTGGAATTAGAAAAAAAATAATTACTTTTAGGTATTACTTTCTGTAAGTGATTCATAATTGGTTAAAGGTTGTCTAGCTAGTTTAACTTGGGAGAGTGGGTTAGGCAACCTTTTTTTACCTTTAAAATTTCACAAGACTTAAGAACCTCTGCCTCCAAGTATGAATTCTTAAGTCTTTTTTTAAAAAACAATGGACTGTAGATATAACATAGAAGATATAGAAAAGATAATAGGGTTTACCACTTGGTCTGATAAAAAAAAGATTGATACCCTTTTACATATTGACTGTAATATGTACGCCAACCTTGGTTCAGATTCTTTAATCAAAGAAAAAAAAGAAACCAAACAACAATCCAAAAAAATATACAAAGCAATAAAAGAAATTAATGTAGAGATGGGTAAGTCCCTGCTGCAAGCAATGGATGTGTAATGGGAATAGCACCAGAAGATACGGAGATGATAAAGCATATAGAGTTTATATGCGATAACATCCACGACTTCGGTGATGAACTCTATGAAGACTTAATGGATCGTAACCACGATGCTGTTAAAGCTAAAGCTAAAGAATTAGTATATGTATTAACAGACTTAATAGAGTCTTTAACAGAAGATATCTAGTGCCTTATCTAAAAAAAGAAGATCAGGCCGCTTCCTCTAAGAAACACTATGAGGCTAATAAAGAAAAGATAAAAGCCCGTTCTAAAGTTTGGTCCAGGAAACAAAGAATAAAAAATAGAGAGTTCTTAAAAGAATTTAAAAGTAAAAACCCTTGCGTAGATTGTGGAGAGACTAACCCATTGGTATTAGACTTTGATCATGTAAGGGGTGAGAAGAAAAGAAATATATCAGACATGGCTCACGCTTGTTGTTCTATTGATACTATACTAGAGGAAATGGAGAAGTGTGATGTACGATGCTCTAACTGTCACAGAATAGCAACATATAATAGAAAAAAAAATGAACTTAATGGATAAAGAAATGTTAATGGAAGCTCTCACTGAAGAGGAGTGCTTACTGGCCGATGGGTATGATGATGCTTTAATAGGTATCACTGAAGGCATGAACCCTGTAGCAGTATACGATACAGATAAATGTATAGAGATACTTATGCGAGACGATGAGCTGACGCATGAAGAAGCTCTAGATCATTTTTATTATAACACCGTAGGTGCATACGTAGGAGAAAAGACTCCACTGTTTTTACGTATGATGGAAGGAGAATATTTTAGAACTTTATAATAATTTTTATACATAACGTCTATTTTTCTTTCTTTTATTTTTGTTCTTTAAGACCTTCCCTTTATCTTCATATCCTAGTTTCTTAAGTTTTTCTTCCTCCCTTTCTTTCCTCTTTTTATTTTCTTCCTTTCTTTCCTCTTTTAGTTTTTTATACTCTGGAGTTTTCTGTATACGTTCTAATTCTTTCTGTACCTCTGGTTGTTGTTTACCAATCTTTTTCATTCGTGCTTCACTTCCATAAATACCCCACATTGAATCGGCGTTAGACTGTTCCTTTTGGTATCGTTTCTTTCTAGCAACTCTCTTTAAGTCTTTATAAAAAGGTATTAAACCAAGCTGACCTAAACCATCATAAAATAAAGCTTCGTCTATTCTTTTTTGGTACTTCGCTTTAGTTTCATCTTTTTTAGATTGGTATCTTAATTGAATGTCTGTACCTGTTCTAGTTACAGATTTAAGTAGAGGACTTAAAGGACCTCCAAGTGCTTTAACAAGTATCTCAGGAAAAGATTTTCTTTCCAAATCCTTATCATTAAGAAGACTAAATACAATGGCATCATCAAACGAGTCATACTCTTTAAGTCCTGTTTCTGGGTCTATCTCACCATCCCTTAAGAACCCTAGGTAGTTTTCATTAAACATTTCTAAACCATAATTTAAACCTATTCTTCCTACCTGTCCCATACCTCTTCCTGTAATAAGTGTGGTAACTGCTCCAAACATTTGTCTAAGCATCAGGTCACTGACATCTTCTTTCTCATCCTCATCTTCTTCATATCCAAGTAACAAATCATATATTGATTGGAACACTTGATATAGTACTACATATACACCCATTCTAGCAATCGCCCCTGCCATCGTCCCTGCGGCTTGTGCTTTAGACATGTCTCCACTTCTCGTTAAAGCAAGAACAGCATTTCTTGCTGTTACATACTCGTTAAGCATAAAGGATGCCATATATCCATTAATAGTTTTATAAGCTTTTGTAGCCATATCATCATCCGCATTTATCATATTTTTTGGTATGACATTAAATGGATTTCTACTGTTAGACATCTTCACACCCTGCCCATCTGCAAAAGCTGTTGCGTCTTTTATAGCGTCTTTATATTTAGCATCAAGATACTTAGAAGTACCTTCACCTATTTCAATTAAATCTTTAGCTGTTAATGTTTCTCCTGTAATATCCTTAAAGCTTCTCGTAAAAGCAGCAAACCATAAAGGTCTAGATAAAGCCCGATCAGGAGTAGAAAGCATTTTACTTGCAACCTCCCTTGTTAACCTTCGTGTTTGAGGTAAACCTGTAAACTGTAAGAGATATTTAACCTGCTCTACTAAAGCATCATCTTTTAATTGGTCAGGACTAAGTATACCTGTAATTATATTTTGATCTACAGTTTTGCTTGTTAAGTTTTTAGTGTCGTAATTCTTCATTGTCTCGGTACTACCAAGAGCCTGCATTATATCAAACCCTTGACTTGTTGTACTTAACGCACCAAATTGTGCTACCCCCCTAATAAACGCTTCAGGGTCAGATAATATAGCATAAGTCATGTTACTACCAAGCTCTGCTGCTGCCCTTGGTACAGAAGCAAGAGCTGCTTCATACCCTAACCTAACTAATTCCCTATATATTTTAGTACCAATACCAGTTGATCTAAATGATTTATTTAAAACATTATCTATAACATCGTTAGTAACCTGATCTAAAGCTTTTACTGCTTCCTTTTGGTATTTAGTAGACGTATCAGAATCTATAATATCTTCTTTTACTTTAGCTACTGTAGCTAAAGCTACTCTTACAGCATCGGTCATATAGTAATCCATCATAACATCCCTAGCTCCCCTAGCTGTAGAAGATATAGGGTCAAAGTCAATCGCTTTAGCACCTGGCGTTCTCTCTATCATCGTCTTAGCTTTTGTGCTAACTTTCATTTTATTAACTTGTTTCACTGCAAAATCTTTACCTTGGTCATCTTTATAATCAATAACACTGTGATGTACGTAGTTAGCTATAGGTTTAATACCTGTGCCACGAATAACAGTAGCAGTCCAATTAGCTTTTTGTTCTAAGTCTCCTGCTTCATCAATAAGTTTTATTGCTTTGTTTTCATTTCTAGAAAAACTGTCTCTTAATTTAGCTAAGTCTATCTCACCATCTACAGAGAACTCCTCTTTTAGTTCTTTAAGTATTTTTATTTCCGCATCTGTATACCTAGGTTCATTAGCACGTTCATTTGCTTTTATAGTTGCATCAATAAAATCATTAGCACTAGCCACTTGTTTATTTCCTGGATTAGATTCAAACTCACGTTGTATTCTCAACATCTGTATCTTAGCTTTCGTTCTAAATATCTCTAAAGGTGTACGTATAATTGTAGGAACCTTAGTTTTAGAAATTAATTTCTCCGCAGCCTCTAGTTTGACAGCTACGTTCTTAGCATAGTTACTTGTAAATGTTTCATAGGCCACACCTAAAGGTCTAAATACACTGTTGTATATTGTCTTCTTATTAAAGTTACCAAATACATCATCAACCGCAGAGGTCATAGTGTTTCTTAACTGTTGTTGGAATCCTGATCTTTTTGTACGAAAAGAAAACAATTCTTTAACCTTACCATAAGCCGCAGAGAAAAACATACGAAAATCTAGTTTTTTAGTTCTAGTCTTTACCACTTCTTCTATAGTGGTTGCATTTCTATTAGTTTTAACTTTATTCATAATGGTATTAGCCAGTGCTGGCACATATCCATTATTCATATTATCTTTAATTGTTTGTAAGTTTTCAACCATAGTGTAGTCACTCACCCCATTCTTTGTTGTAACAAGTGCTTCTATATCTTTCTTGGTTAAATTATTTAATTCTCTCGCTAGGTCTTGAGCATCTTCAAGTTTAAGGACGTTATTTAAATCAATCTTATTTGAGATAATATCGTTGACCAATTTTTTAAATTTCTCTTTAATTTCTTTATTCTCTTTTTTCTTAGCCTCGATAAGTTCCTTTATCATCTCTTTCTCCACATCAGTCTTAGCTTCAGTTAAAGCCTGCTCTAACTCTTCTATAGTATTCTTTTCGCTTACAATAAAAAAGCCATCTTTGTCTATCGGTTCTTCTGTTATAGAGTTTATTATGTCAGCCGCTTCATCCATAACCTTACCGCTATCCCTTAAATTTTTTAAGGAACGTTTTCTTTGACCGAACTCTTCCGCTAACTTAAGATAGGAGTCTAGTTTATTTACAGGTATAATATTTGCGTTTAATGTAAACAACTCTCTTAATACGGCTTGTAACTCTGGGTTAGGTCCAACCTTACCCTTTAAGTTTTCAATAGCTCTTCTTCTTTTTGTGTTAGCCTTGTTAACTTTAGCTTGATAGTCAGCGTTATCGTATACTTTTTCTATATAGTCAATCAGCCTATCTACCAACTTATCGTTTAACATATTGGTACGTAACACCTTCTTAATCATAGCTTTAGACTGTGCGTTTGTTATAACACCAGTCTTAGACATCTCATTAATAGAATCAATTATTGATTTCTGTGCGTCCTTGTATGCCTTAACACTATCCCTAGAAGACTTTGCTTGAAGTTTAATCTGATCTCTTAATGCAGTTCTTTCGTTTACTATAACCTTTTTATCTTTAGGAGATACTTTCTTTTTTGTTATTTTTTTATAGCGAGGTCGTAGCCTTAACCTATCTGTCTCTACTCTTTCTTTTACTGTTCTTTTACCAGCTCTAATGTCTTTTCTTGTTTGCTTAACATTTTCTTGAGTATCTTTTATATCCTCATTAAGTGTTCCTAGATATTCGTTTTTAACTTTTCTTTTACCTTTCTGTAAAACTTCTATTATAATATCAAATACCTGCTCACGAGTTAAGGGGTTATACCCAGCTATACCTTCTATGCCACCTTCATCCACTAGATCTTCTACTAATCCTTCAATAGTGTTTCCTCCTGCACCTTTCTTAGCTACAAAAGATGCTTTTATATCTCCATCCTTCCCTATCTTTAAACGTGTTTCTTTCTTAATAGATTCTCTGGTAATATTTTCTACACTATTAATAACCACAAATTCAGCAGTTTTTTCTACCGTTTTCTTTTGTCGTTTAAGTTCTTTTAGTTTCTCTTTTAATTGTGTTTCCTCCTTTGTAAGCTCCTCTACAACTCTTTTTTCATCATCTCTAACTTCAGCTTCTTTCTCCTCTTTAGCTCTTTGTTTAAACTCTAAATCTTTTTTAAGTTTATCTTCTTTATCTTTTACACCGTAAGACTCGTCTATCTCTGCCTTAGAGAAACCTAATCTTTGTAATGCAGTTATGGTTTCATCTTGAGATAACCCTTGCTCTTTAGCTGCACCTCTTACTTCCTTAATAGAAAGTTTATCCTCTCTACTTTTAGTTGTACTCTTACTTATTTTTTGTTCACGCTCTGGAAAGGCTGCTTTTTCTCTAGGATCACGCACTTCTTTACCTCTCTCTAAAGCGTCTTTCATTCCTTGTAACTCCTTATCAACATTCGACCTAGCCTTTACATCTCTACTTTTATACCAATCAGATTGTTTTATTTTATTGATAACTTTCTCTATAGTTTCTACAGTAAGAGCCACCCCTTCTAAGGCTGTGTCCCATACTTCCACTGGTATAATGGTACTCATCGTTCCTTTACCCTTGAGTTTACCTTCACGTATTTTATCCGCTAAACTCACTTCCTGCTCCTCTGTTTCCTTAACTGGTGCCTCTTCCGTCTTTGGAGAAAACATTTCAACGAAAGAATCTATTTTCTTTTCCGACTCTTCCTTAGCTTTAGTTTTGATTTTCGTTTCTGCTTCTTGCGTTTCGGTAACGGTCCGAACGTCTCCTTCTCCCACTGTTTCGCTGTCTCTGGTAGATTCTTGTACATCCACGCTCTCTGTGCTTGGCTCTGAAATGGCATCTTCTTTAGTTTTAATTATTATATTTTCTTCTGTAACTTCAGTTGGAGTAATAATGTTTTCAGACTCTACTTTTGTTCCATCTCCAAAAAGTTCTGCATAAGCAGGAGCAGTGTCAACTATATTTTGTGCGTCTTTTTTAGAAGTCGCATATAAAATTTCTCCTGTAACTTTATTAACCACTAACCATTTGTTGTCAATCTTATCTCCTTCTTCATCTATTGAAGACTCTTCTTGTCCTTTACGGTTATCTAGTATTTCAAAATCTTTAGACCAAATCTTTTTATCGGTCTTATTCATATTGTAAACTACTTGATTAGCTTCTTGTTTAGCTTTGATTTTCTCAATATCCTCCCTAGTTATTACTTTTTCTTCTGCTGGAGTTTCCTCTACTACTTCCTCTGTTACTTCAGTTGTTTCTAAATCAGATGGTGGTTTACCTATACCTGCATCTAATAATTGTTGCCCACTAAATGTTATTCTTATACTTTTAGTTGCATCTTTCTTAGTTTTACCTTTTGTTATTTCAGTTTTACCTAGAGGCTTAATATCTTGGAGTTCCGTAGGTATATCTTCTTCAGATGTATACTCGAAAGTGTAACCTTTAGTTGGGTCCGTAACTATTATATCTTCCTCTGTAACTTCTTCTTCTACTTTACCTTCTTTCTTTACCTCACCTTCAACAGTCTCCTTTACTACCTCTTTCTGTGTATCGTCAATGGTATTAATTACATCATCGACACGTTTCTTTTGTTCTTTATTTAACTTATTATATCGTGCCTTAACATCACTAGGCTGCATCATTCCAAAAGCAGTACCCATAGCAAAAGACCCTACAATAAACTTCATGTTCTCATCAAAGTCCCCAAACCTTTCTGTAGCTGCTTCCCAAAATCCTTGATCCTCTAGATTACTATTATATAACTGAGTAAGTTCTTGAGTTGTTTCCTCACCTACTTCACCTCCACCTCTTGATATAATCTCCCCTGCACGTTGAATAACGTATGCGGCACGCTTACCTTCTTTACCAAACTTACTAGCTACAAGTTTTACTAGGTCGCTTACAGGTATTTTACCTGCCACCTTTTGTATAAGCTCGCCCCCTAACGTACCTAAAAATCCACCCTCAAAACTTAACTCTTCTTGTTGATTATCAAATACAATTCCTGCTGTCTCAAATTCCACGCCTTGTTGTAAAGCTTTTTTAACAAACCTACGAGTAGCGTTTTTATCCATAGCTTTGTTGTAATTCTTTGCTATCCTTTTAACTAAGGCATCTTGGGTTGTCATTTTTTTCAAACCTCTCTTTGTAATACCAAGAGCACCTATTATAGCAGAAGTAGAACCACCCATGTCTCCCCAAAATTCCCACGAATCTAAATCTGTTTCCGTTATCTTCTCTAATTGTTCTACTATATCTTCTTCGGTATAGTCATCTGCGGTGACACCTAATTCAGGAAGCCCTCTCAATTGGTCTTGTATCATACCCGTTTGGGATTTAATTCCAGACTCACCCACTAAACCTTTAGCAAAAGCTGCACCAAATGCATCAAAGAAATTACTATCTTCTTTAGATATACCAGGAGTATTAGTTAAAAGAATAGGAGCTAGGTTATTTAATAACTCTCTGTTAGCGAGCCACTCTTTTTCTTTTTTACCTACATTTAAACCAAACTCTTTAACATTCAATATTCTTCGTGCTCCTCTACCCATCGCACCTAATATTGACCCTTCACTAAAACCACCCTCTTCTCTCAGACGATTAGTCTCTTCTCTTAATTGATGGTAAGCTCTTTGAAATTGCTCATAACTACTAAGCCCTTCTATCTTCTCACTAAACGCTGCTCTTGCAGATGGAGATAACTCTATTGCTACTTTTGTTTGTTCTATAATTTCGTCAGGACTTGTTTTTAATATACTTGTAACTTGAGTACCTTCCGTTAGTATTTCGTCACGCATCTTATCTGCATCCGCTTCAGTTTTTGTAATCCTTGCAGCGAGTTCTTTATATTCTGTAGAATTTGGATCTAACGTTGCAAGTTCAGCTTGAGCGTTTCGTATCCTAGTTACTAGCTTTCCAAACGTTTCTCTCTTCTCTGTTGCACCGTCTCTATAAGCTGCGATGCTATTATCTTCTGCCGCTTGCACTGCATCAAGTAAAGACTTAACATCCATTGTTATAACTTCTTTAGCTGAATCATCAACCCCTTCTTTAAAGTTAACACTACCATCACTGTTTAATGAATCTATCAGAGGTTGGTTAGCTAAATACTTATCTAACTTTCTTTTAGCCGTATATAACATTTTTACCATCTCGACATCACCCTCTCCATTTAATATATAATTTTTTAACTCTGCGTCATTAAGGTCTATTATATATTGTTTTTTATTTTTTCCTTCGTATGCAGCTCTAACATCTAATTTTTTATCGAAAGAAGTGTTATTCATTTTATCTTGAAGCCTTGTGTATTCCTCTTCAAGAATATTATATTTTTCCCTACTTGTTTTTCCTTTATCGAATAATGTTTTATTTGCAAATTCCTGAAAAACTTTTATATCATTTAACTCCTCAGCTGTAGCCTTATCTCCTATAAAATATCTAGCAACATCTTGTTCTGCTAACGTTTGATATTCACCTAAAGCTCTATTGATTGTATCGTCTGAAGCCTTTTGGCCAAGTTTAAATCTTGGTCCTTCGTCTTTCATTCTAGCACCTCCTATATAACTTAAAAGACTAAATATACTTCTAGGTTCGCTAGTCTGTTCCTCTTCAACCAAAGAAAATGCGCCTAGTTCTTCTTGCTCTGTAGGTGTTCTAGATAATGACTCATCAAACTCTCTAGTTTTTTGTGCTAGTCCTAAAGCTGTACCTGTAGCTTGAGTTTGGTCAAACTTCTCTTGATCTATAAGCTCACCGTACCGCTCTTCTATTTCTTGGTGTTTATCAGGTGCTGAGTTTTTTAACTCTTGTTCTTTTGCGGCATTAAGACCTGCTATATTTTTTTCTGATTGTGCTTTAGTACCCCCATATTTTTTATCCCATTCTTCTTGAGCCACTTTTAATGAGGCTGCCTCCATCATGTTATTTATGTTGTAAGGATTTCCTGTTAAAGGATTGATACTTTCATTTGTAGGTCTAACATTTTCAGGAGCAGATATTTTTAAACCTTCTAAGTCTAAACCTTTAGTTTCCTCAATACCTCTATCTTGTTCTTGTATTTTCGGTGAGCCATCTGTAATAACATCTTCTTCGACTACGGTATCAACCTCAACTTCTTGATCGGAAACATCCGATGAGCCAGTAGGAACCGTCTCTTCTTCGGTAACAGATTCCGTAACGTCCTCTTCCACAATAGGTTGAGATTCGTCTTTTTTTTTTACGTCAACTCCCCCTACATATTTATTAATAAAAGAGTCATAATCTTTAGTATAAAGCTCATCTCTACTAACTACATCATATACTTTTTGTTGATAATCTGTATCACTCCATTTTGTTTTAAACTCGTCAAAACTTTTTGTGTAATAACCATCTCTAGTAAGAACGTTGTATAATTTTTCTAATTCATCCATATTAGTCGTCTAACTCACCTTTTCTGTTTCTAATATTGCTAGCCTTTTTTTGTTCTTCATAAGATTGTTTAGACTCTCTATTTTTTGTATCAAATATATATTGCGACATTTGATCCATATCTTCAAAGGTTCCTAATCTAAATCTTCCAGCTTTACCTTTTTTAGGCTTAAGTGTCTCTGCATCATATATTCTTTCATAAACCTCCCACATTCCAGTATCTCTATTATAATTAGTGTAAAGGGCATCATTAACACCAGTAACCAAGGAGTTCATATCTTTAACTACTTTCCTTTTTTCATCATCAGTCATTCGTCTAGGGTTACCATTTTCATCTCTAGATAAATTAGCTGCTTCATTCCACACTCTAAAATATTCATCATAAAGCTCAGTATTAATAGGTGTTTTATTTCCTCCTCCACTACCATATCTAGCGGCTTGAATTTTCTGAGCCTTTACATTTATCTTAGAAGATAACGCTGTTTTTATTTCTTCCATACCATATTTGATAGCTTGCTCCTTTTGAAATTGGTTAAGCTGTGGTTGTGCTAAACCATCCGTACCTTGTTCAAATACTAATATAGGATTGTTTTCCTCTGGGCCACCGTATGCTTCATACTCATCAGCTGAACCTATTCTAAAAGAAACACCATCTGCTGTCTTTCCAAATTCACTATCGCTAGTACGAGCTAAACGTGCTAACACATCCATCTTGTCTTGGTCGTTAGTTAGCATTTGTTCTGATTTATCTTTTAATATTTCTTGACCTGCGGTGTTATTTGGATCTAACAATTCTTGTTCTGCTTTACTTACTGTAACATCTGTTATAGATGTTACTATACCTTCTCTTTTTAAATTAGCTCTAACCAAGGTTCCTATCTCACCTACCATTTTTTTAACTGAACCTCCCACATCAAACTTATCTATCTTCTGTCTTAGGAAAATAGACATCTGTTGAAGACTCATACTCTGACCTTTTATTGGTTGTCCTGCTTTAGGGTTTTTATCACCGTTCTCTAAAAAGGGTGGCTCTACTCTTAAAAAAGCAGCATTACCTGTCTCGGCATTAAAAGATATTTGAGAGTTATTTAAGTTAGCAAATCCTTTTAATTTTTCTGCTAGATATATTTCTTGTTCAGCATTCGTATCGTCCTTAGTTCTTTGTGCGTATTCTTTAAAAACAGCATCAAAAGCTAAAGCATTTTTTTGAAATAACTCAAACCCTGTCTTTACATTATGTTCAAACAGATTATAATCGGTAACACTAACTAATCCACGTTTCATTAAGTCGTTAAAGTTTGTTAGTTTTTCAGAAGCATCTTGTGAAGCTTGTATAGCTGTTTGTTGCAGTGTAGGGTTGTCATAAAACTCAATATCATTTAAAGCTTCTTGTCTTTCTCTATACCCTTTTTCTATAGCATCCTTTCGTGACTGTCTATCATCCCGAATATCTTCAACTGTTTGAGTTATATCTTTAGCGGCTTGAGCCCAATCTACAAAAGATTCAGGATCTGCTCTTTCATATGTATCAAAATCAAGATTACGTCTTCTTAATATATTAGTGTTTGTTACTGTCTTAGCCATAATTTAATGTTAAAAATTAAACCCCCCGCCTGAAGTAGAATTTATTAGTGTTGTCATCTCATCAGTAAAATCAAAGTTATTAGTATCGGGATTCCACTTAAATGCCGAAGCATTATCTGAGGATCCTTGTAAATACTTAGAAAATTTATCATCAGATAATGTATATGCCCAACCTGCATCAGACATACCTTCAGGTTTTTGTGAAGCGAATTTTTTTGCTAATTTACTACCTTGTATATCACTACTACTTTTACCATATAAAGGAGCTATACTAGCACCAGACTGTAAAGCTGAAGTGATACCACTTACACCACTTTGTATAGATTGTGCTCGTGCAGCCTCTGCATCTCTTCGCATTTGGCTTTGTTGTTTTGCAAAAGATAAATCCATATCTGCTAACTGTTGGTTTAAGTCTGTTTTAGAATCGGCTTTCATTTTATCTAAAGCAAATAAATCTTGACCCATATCAATACGAGTTTTTTCTCTAGCTTGATTAGCTAATGCTCCGACTCTACCTACACCTGCAGCTAAATTTCTAGCATCCCCTTCTTGTAATGCCTCAATAGCTGTTTGTTGTCCTGCTAACTGTTGTTCAAACTCTTCTTCGTATGCATCCATAGGCACAGTAAGACCTGCATAAAAATCTTTTTCTAATCTTTTTCTCGCCTCTTTCCTTGCTTTATTTGCTTCTCCCTCTGCTCTTTGCGCTGCCTTTTTTTGGTCTGCTGCATTACTAAAGGATACTGCTGCGGAAGCTACGCCTCCTACTACTCCTATTACTGCTGCTGTTACTGCTGCCATACTATATTTTTTTTATCATTTCTTGTGTATACGTACTTCCTTCTATAAACCCTACTTTTTTATAGGTCTGTATTAAAGGTTGGTTTTTAATTAATGCATATATATATTTCATTCCTAGTAATTCTGCTTTATCACTTATTGTTTTTATTAATAACTCCAAAGCTTCCTTTCTTTTTTGTCTATCCTTATAACTTATGTTAGAAATAATCCAATCACACCATACTGCTTTGGAATTAGTAAGATACATAAATCCCGCACACACTGGTGTATCTCCATCATAAACTATAAAACCACCTTTTCCCCCTTCAGGTAAAAAATCTTTTGAAGGAGGAGTCCACCTCCAATCTTCCCACCAACCACAAAGGATATCTTTATAATCTGTTTCTTTAAGTGGTATTATATTTAATTGCATTAATGCAAAGATAATAAATTCTATGGAAAACTTTTCATTACACTAGAACCAACTGAAAATAACTCTACCGCAGTAGTGTCAGAATTTTTTAATGTAAAATGCATAAAGTAACCTCTAGCTCCATGTGACTCTGCTACTGCATTTTTTAAGAATAATATAAACTGATTGGCTGTAGGGACAGTATTACCTGTGCAATCTACTGTTATCTGAGGTAACTGAGTTACAACACCAAATGCATCTACTACTTTTGTTCTTACTAACGCTGTTATGGTTCCCGCTAAAGTTGGAGCACCTGTGGTAGCTGGAGGAGTTACTGGTGTAGCCGCATAAATCGCATCTCCTACACTAACTATACTACCTAAGTCATCCATATTAAAAGTAATAACTACTGCGTTTATAGGGCCAACAATAGTATTAGCCTGTCCTATACCGTTAGCTGATCTTGCTTTAAAATTTACCGTACTACTATTCTCTCTTAAAAATGTAAACCACTCACCTTCTTTTTGAACAAAGTAAGTGGACAACATAGAACCTGTACTTAAATCTGTAAATAAAGAAGTACACTCCCATGCAGCACTACTCTCATAAGACATTGTTTTAAATAACTTTATAGTCATAGGTTCTGCATTAAATACAGAAGTTATTTCAGAACTAAATTGTTGTTCATAATAATTATTACGAGTATTATTAGTATTGTGTCTATAAAGATTACCTCCTTTCCAAGAATAAAAAAATCCATTCATTCCTGCCATATAATCAGGAAGAAAAGAATAAAATGAAGGCCATCCTTTTACGTCTTCACTATAAGATACTGTATATGGATCGCTTGTTGTACGTGGCATAATTTATATTTTATTATGGACAGGCTACTACATCAGTAACTATCCCATTACTATCTACGGTTACAAAATGAGTTACACCCCCTATTGTTACAGGATATACCCCTGCAGGTTTTGGAGTTACTCCGTTTACATCATTAAAAGCCCAATCGTTTGCAGCAATAGTTGCCGATGTCCCTGTATCATTTCCTACGTGTGCTGTATAAAAAGGTGTTCCTAAAGTACCACACACATCATTTACCGCACCACCATCAAAATTATTTAAAGATATAGGGCAGTTTACTCTTATATCAAATAAAGTAGCAGAACAAAAAGACTCTATCACTACATTTAAACTTTCAGGAGTTGCATTAGGTTTAGGTACTACCATTGTAAAATAATCAGCAGCTCCATTAAATAAATTTGTTTGTGGAGGGGTAGGGTTTAACGCTGCGTTGTAAGGTCCTACCGTTGTCAGTACAGGATTCCCAAAAGTATCTGTTGAACCAATAAATCCTCCAGCAGGAGTATTATAGGTATACTCTTGAGCTGCAAAACCTAATCCTCCACTACCGTTATCATTATTTATTGTAATTGGAATGCCAGGATTTCCAGGAGTACCATAACCAAAACATGAATACTCACCACCATTAACAGCACTTTGTTCTTCTCCAATTAAACCTTGTTTATAACCATGTGTAGGACTACTATATTCAGACGCTGTTATTCCATCGAAAGTCCAAACTACTCTTGAAGGTCTTTGTCTGGGTCTAAACCTTATTATAACCGCTCCTGTTGCAGCCCCTAAATCTATATTCATTATATAATTACCTGCATTACCACCACCTGAAACAATACCTGTTCTACAAGCAAAGTCACACGAGGGACAAGTTGTAGGAGCTCCCAACACACCTCCTGACATATACCTATATATACCTCCTAAAGCATACCACCCATCTGCTGCTGGTGTAGTAAGAGCTGCATCACTATAAAATTGAGGTGCAGCGGCAAAATTATTTCCTTGCCAATATATTAATGTTGAATTATTACAAGCCATACTTTATTTTTTTTAACATGTTCCACTATTTACCACCACCCCTGTATTATCTATTTCTATCCATTTTTTTGGAGGAAGTGAAGGAGAAACTCCAGTAGGACTCGTTATATAAAATCCTTGAGGCATTGGCATATCAGGCGAACACTTCTGTTCATATACCACATCTCCTATCGAAGGTATTCCTCCATTTCCAAAGTAAGTTGTTCCTAATGGTGCCCCTGGACTATCTACATCTGTAGTACAAGCAGCGGCAGCAGAAGGGGACACTGGACCTAATAAAACATTTTTACATATTTGTAAACAATTACAACATACATCTTGTACTGTATCTGTAGTTGGACAGTAACATACTTGTTGTTGAGTTACTTGTGTGAAATCATATATTAAATATAAATATTGATTACCAATAGGTATGTTCATTGCTGTTTCTACTGCGAAATACGTTGGTGTTTGTTGATAAGGTAATGGTACAGATGGGAGAGGAGGTTGAGTAATAGGAGACACTTCCGAACTTGCTGCTACTAAACTTGCTATATCTGCTGCACTATTACTATAATAAGTATTAGAAGATAATATTCTAAATTTATGCATAGTTGGAATAAATGTAAAAGTATCAGGTGGAATTTGTTGAACTCTCATTGTAATATCTGTTCCATCATATGGAAATACTCCTGACGCTCTATATCCTGTAGTTATTTGATAACCTGAAGGTTGTGTAGTTTGTAACACAATCGGGCTAAATGCATTCTGAGCATATGGACTAGTAGTAGTACCATCGGACCACTTGTAGTCTACATGAATAGTTTCTCCATTATAATTAGGACTATTTAAAACAACTTCTACTACACTTATAGTTACTTGTTGAACACATTCTACAGTAACTGAATAAGTAGATGGTTCATTTGGTGTTATAACTACATCACAAAATGTTGGATTAGTTAAGTTTTTAGTAAACGATAATGAACCTGACACTGTAGCTCCCGTTACACTAGCTACTTGTATATTATTAAAAGTAATACTAATATCTACACTTCCTGCAGTTACTGTATATGGAATATCAACAGTTCCTGTATATGGACCTAATGGCACATCGTAATTCATTACTACTTCACTATTAATCTGTGATATAGTTTGACCACAAGGTACTGTACTATCTTCTGTACGTATAGCATTTAAGTTAGTGCTTAATACATATTCTTTCATATATGGATCGTAAGCTCCTAATTTTTGAGTGTTAAGTTGTTTATTGAAAGTATCTCTAAACCAAGAGTTCATGCCTAAAGAAGAGATTACTTGTAGTTGGTCTGAACCTTGAGTAGCTCCACGTAAATTTATAACCGCTCCTCTTTTAGCGTCTGTAAAAAACATATCAGAACCCCATGCTATAAAACTTTCAGGATTAAAGCTTATACCATATTCTTCGATACGAGCTATTTGCTTACCTAAAACAGATGGAGTAGAAACAATAGCTCCTCCCCCTGTAGCATCACTAATAAGTGTTTTGTCCGCTAATACATATGTTATTCTGTCTTCTTGTAAAGTAAGTATATCTGTTTGTCTTGCGTGTAATTTTTCAATAGAACCAAATACAGTTTCACAATCTTTAAAATTTACTAATCCTAAATTAAACTCATTTAAATTATTAACATTAGTAGAGTTAGTATAGATACCACTGTATGTTAAACTTGCAAATCTATGAGCTTCTTTAAAATCTTGATTCGAAACAGCTAAAACTCTTTCTCCTAAATTAAAAGACTTTCCGACAGGGCTGTCATAAATTTTATAACTTTCTATTCCATTACCAAAAGTATAACAGTTATAAGCATCTAATACTGTTACTAAAGAGTTTACATTTGTTTGATTTAATCCAAAAGGATTTAAAGCGTATGTTTGGGTAGTAGGGAAAAAATCTTGTTTAGCTTTATGATAAGCTTGGTCTCCTGGTATTATTGGTTTTATATCTAATAAATCAGATGCATCGTAAAATAAATTAGGATCAGATTCTTGTGGTTGAGTTTCAAAAACAAAAGTACCCCTTGTTCTTGTAACTTGTACTTCCACATCTAGATATGCAGGAAATTTCCCTGTATCTCCACCATTAAACTCTGAGCATTTAGTTAATCCAGACGTTACACAGAAAAACATAGGATCTCCAGGTCCATCTTGACTAATTGATACTTTTACATCTTTATTATCGAATGTAAAACATGGATTTGACCCTTGAGGTACAAGTGTAGGGTCAAAATAAAGAGCTAAACCATTTGGTGTGAAATCTCCACCCTCAGTAAAAGTATTATTAGAATTTGTAGTCATTTGATTCGGCAAGTTATCTCCTATCGCCCAAGCGTGAAAATTAGCGTAATCTTGAGACGCAATGAAAGTACGATTATATGTTAATTTAGCGTAACATTTATTTCCTCCTCTCTCTACTTTTATATTAATAGTAATAGTAGCACCCGCTGGAATAGTATAAGGGAGACCTGAAGAATCGTTTAAAGGATAGTCTTTGATACATAACTGACCGTTGTCATCTGCTTTATCTTTATATAATCCTGGGTATATATAAGAGTCAGGTGGTGGAGTTGAGTTCCATCCCGATGCCTTTAGCAACATATATAACCCCGCTAAAGAATTTGATCTAATACCTCCTCCTGAAAAAGCTTGTACAGCTAACACTACTGAAATACTTTCAGTAAAAATAGGACCGTCTATATCTTGTTTTAAAGTAAGTTGATCTCCTACTTGTACAATATTAGCATTCTGTCCATCTAATCTAAACCACGTTAAACTAGGGTCATTTGTTGTAGCAACAGGTAAGGCAGTAGGAATAGCAGCAGAACCTGATCCGTCTTGTTGATAAAAAATGTTAGAAAATATTGTATTATATTCTCCTTGACTTGGTTTAACTACAAACTTATACTTAGTTGCCCAATACGGAGGTAAATTATCTAATGTTACTTTAATTTTATTTTTATATACAGAAGTGTTAGGTGGAAAATAAACAGTATTATTATTACTAGTAAGAACTGTTGAAGATCTTCCATAGTCATCCATATATACAACTCCTACTTCATAATCTCTATTAGAGTGAAGGCTACCAGATGTAACGTCTTTTTTATAAAATAATGTACAACCAAACTGTTTAAAAGCAAAAGTATAATATGTAAAATTTAAAGAAACACCCTGATACCAATATCCCGCTCTAACTGCAGGTAAAGTTAAACGTAACTGCCCTACCATGTTATTTTCTATTTTAATTCCATCAGGGAAACATTGTTGACTATTACCCCCTCCAATTATTATTTGAAAAGGCACATTAGGTTGGGTTAACCCTGCAAAACTATTAGTATTAATATCATTTAAAATAATAGTACTATCAGAATCTATTTGTCCTATCTCAGCAATTTCTAAAGTGTTCAGATTAACAACTAAATACCCTACTAGTATAGGTGGAGTATTGCTTAAAAATGGAGCACTTTGATCATATAATAAACCAGGGGTTGGTGGTAGAATGGATGGTGGAGTTTGAGTCATTCCTTGAAATAATACTTGAGTATTACAAGGTACGGGAAACGCTCCGCCTGGTGGAGTTCCTTGAAGTGATAATGGTGGGTTACAAAAACCACCGTCTACTCCACCGCCAACTAATATTGCGTCAGGTTGAGTAAGCTGTATATTCTCTAAAGCGGCTGTGTAAAATTTATCGGAAAGTGTACCGCCTTGGTTACTGTTATTACATGGATAAAGTTCTTGGGTTTGAGCATAAGAATCTGTAAATCCTTCAGTTATACTTCCTCCTATAGCATTTTTAAAAGACTGTGAGGAAAGCATATTATTTACATTAGTAAAATATTGCTCAGCTGTATATTTAAATTCTATATTAAAAGTACTAGTAGGATCACCTCCTGGAGTAGTAGACCATGGGTAAACAGAAGAACGTACTATTTCAAAATTAAAAAAGAAAGTATCTCCTGGCTCTATATCTATACCATTAAAGAAACTACTCAAACTAAATATAATTTTCGAATCGGGTGTAGTAACAGCACCTATAGGTACTGAAGCTAAATTCGCAGGAAGATCATAATTTCCTGGAAATAAATTAGGGTTTGAAGAATTACCTCCTATCTGTGTACCTGCTGTTTGTAAACTTAAAGGTTCTGCATAATAATCCATCTCAATTAAAGGTCCTGTTTTAGACCCACTTCTAATATCATAACCTTCGACATAATTTCCATAAATTAATCTATTACCTTGGATTGTTTGGGCTTTGGCAAAACGTGGAACATTATCATATAATCTTAATAACTCATCTGATCCTAGTGTAGTATATATTTCGCTATTAGTAAATTGTACTGTTTCAAAACTATTATCTGCCCATCCACTCTCTACTTTATCGTATCTCTTAATAACGTAAATAACATTAGATGTAGCTTCTTTATATAATAATTGTATTTCGGTTACTCTTCTACTACCTGTAGAAAAAGTTATATTACAAGCATTATATTCATTTTGCATCCCTTCATTCCAAAAATTTTGAATACTTAATTGGAAAGTTTGAGGTTCAAAAGCAGGGTCAGAAAATAAAGATGTGGCACTATACTGTCCGTTTTCATACCTATATCTATATGCAAAAGATAAAAATCTTGTCTCCATATAGTTTTCTTCAGTAGGTAATTTAATTAGTTCTATATGAGGACAGCCTAATGGTGCTACTTGACCTGCGGCCGCATCATAATCTTCAAACCCTGGCGGTTTAACTATTACATTTAAATCTTCTTCTTCTAATACAGTATCTATACCGCCTACAGGATATGCATACCCTGGACTTTTGTTTACATTTATACCACGAGGAGGGTTGAAATTATCTGTAAAAAATAAAAGGTTTTCTAATTTAGAAACTCCCGTTATTAAGTTGGAAAAATTAAAATTCAAAACAGATGTACTAATAACATGATATACCAATGCACTTGTGTTGGTATTAAAAGATACTATCATATCTACTACACCTGTAGGAGAATTTGGGTTTTGCTCATCATGTACAAACCAATAAATAGTTTCTTCTACCCCATCTTCAAAACAACCAATAGTTCTAGCGTTATCCGTTAGAGGTGCTCCTGCATATTCTAAAGTAGTCAACCTACTGTTACCTTTAGAATTTTCTACCGCACCTATTTCTGTAGTTTCGGTTGAACCTAAACGTACATTAAGAGCATCGACATACTCGCCTAGTGGGACTAAGCGTTCATCCACGCTTTTATTCATTCGCCCTTTTACAAAAGTTTCAGAAATTTGAGCCATTCTACTTTATAATTTTATTCTGACCTCTCATGTTTTGTAAGAGTCTGCCAGGGTGTATGTTACTTAGTCTTAGTTTTGCATTACGTAATAAAGAAGACTTATCCTTTCTTGCTCTATTTATTATATATTCTGGTATACCATATCTACCATTTAATAAAGAGTATTTAATATATGCATAAATAAACTCTTCAAATAATTTATTTACACTTACACTAGCATCGTCTCCATTTTCTAAACCATCCGACACATATTCTAAGACAACTAACTTACCCGACATATCAGATGTGAAATTTATAACACCTCCCTTTTTATTTATACTGAATGTTGGGTTGATGTTAGCTGTCTCCGTATTTAAACCAAAACGTGCACCAATATTATAATCAAAATACCACGCACCATCTATATTATATCCCATCACACCATGATATGGGCCATCACCTAGGTACATATTCTTTTGTTTACCATCTAACCTTTGCTTATCAAAAAATGAGTTATCAGGTTTTAATACGTTTCCATCTATATCAAATAATATATTACAATCATTATCCTGTAAGTATGCTCCACTCCAGTTAGTCTGTATATTCTCTGTCATTGGATATAACATACCGTCCTGTTCTAAAGATATTCTTACCCAGTTGATATAGTCTGGAGGTAAAACAAAACGTAACTGATCACATACCGTTAATTCTAATATTTTTATTTCTTTCATCGCATCGTAGTTCAACTCTTGAACACCTCTCTTTGCGTGAAATAAAACTTGATAACGGTTTATATTATTAATAAGTTCATGGTTACCTTGATACATTAACATAAAGTTATTTACAATATCTTCTAAGCTAACGTATTGATATGACCCCCAGTTAGAATCTGTGGGTACATTCCCTCCATTTTCATAATATTGATAATCTGTAATATATGCCATAGTTATGATGATTCTTGTGTTTCAGTATTTTCTTCTGTTTTCCCAAAGTTATATACATCAGCCTCTCTAATTTCTATACCAACATACTGACAAATCTTTGCAATCAATGTTGGCTCATCAGAGTCAGGTAATTCAAAGTCTTGAAAGTCTGGAGAAGATGGATAAAATATAGGTTCTCCCTCTGTTATAAGCTGGTATGTCCAGTTAGGTGCTAGAGGATAACGTACATACTGTGCGTGTATTGCTCCTACCTGTAGTATACTTGTAGGATATACAGTAATAGTATTA